GGGACTCCACTCCCGGGCCAGGGCCTACCGAACACCTGATGCAACCAGGAGACCGGCTGCCATGGATCTTCCCGCGCCGCCGACACCCACGCACCCCGCTCCCAGCACTGCCGCGACCCCAAATGCATGTGCGGACACCGCACCGACCGCTACGGCACCACCACCCGGAAGGACTGACCATGCCCACCATCGCAGTCGACTTCGACGGCGTCATCCACGCCTACAGCCGCGGCTGGGCCGACGGCACCATCTACGACCCGCCGCTCCCCGGCGCCCTCACCGGAATCCGCGCCCTCATGGAACACGCCGCCGTGTTCATCCACACCACCCGCGACCCGCACCAGGTCGTCCAATGGCTCCAGGAGCAGGCCATCCCTGCCATCGCCGACTCACCTGTTACCGCCAGGGAGTTCTGGAACGAGCGCAGCCAGGTACTGGTAAGCAGCAGGAAATACCCTGCAGTGGCCTACCTGGACGACCGAGCTGTCCGATTCCACAGCTGGGACAACGCGGTGGACGAGACCCTGCTCGCCGCCGGGCTTCACCCGGCGCCAGCCACCGTCGACACCGCAGCAACACGGGAGGCGGAGCAGCGCCGGCGCGCCGAGACCGCAGACGCGGTTGCCGCCCAGACGAAGAAGCTGCTGGAGCGGCGCACCGCCACGTTGCGCGAGCGGGCCGAGCGCGACGGCGCCTACCGCGAACGCGCCCACCTCGTCGCCCTCGTCGCCGGCGGCCTCGCCGAACAAGCCGTGGTCGCCCCCGCGGCTGACATCGACGAGCCCGGCTGGCAGATCCTCTACGCCACCCTCCACGGCCGCCAGTGCTCCTGGCACTTCGCCCCCCGCGACGCCGACCTCATCGAGTACTTCGAGCACGTCCCCGCCGACGACCCCCGCGCGCAGTGGGACGGCCACACCACCGAAGCGAAGTACGACCACATCGACTACCTCGCCCGCGGACTCGGCACGCCGGGCCAGTTCGCGAAGCGCTGACACGACGAAGGGCGCCCCACAGCCGGCCAGCTCACCGGGGCGCCCTCACGGTGCGATCACCATACCGCCCACCAGCACAAACGAGGCACAGATGACCGCCACCGCCGAACACGCCACCGCGCACCTCCAGTACGTCATCGACAACTGGCCCCACCTCGTCGAACTCCTCGACACCCGCCACGGCGCACCCTGGCCACCATCCGCCCGAATGACCACCCACATCGCCAACCTCGAACGCGCCGACGCCACCGCCGACGAGCTCGCCGAAGCCGCCGCACACCTCCGCGCCGGCCGCCGCGCCCAGGAACGCGCCGACTCCCGCTTCACACTCGGCGAGAGCCCGGCCCCGATCCGCCTCCAAGTCGTCGACGTCATGCGCACCGTCGAGACGAACCTGGTGTACCTCGCGGACGTCCTCGCCCAGGAGATCCAGCGCCCGCCCATGGCCAAGGCCCCCACCTTCTGGCTCCCGGCTGACCAAGCCCGGCGCAACGCCCTCGCCGCGCAGGACGCCGCGGACCCGCGCCGGTGGCGGTACCGGCAGACCCGCAGCGCTGTCTACGCCGCGGCGTGGCTCCGCAACCGCGCACAGGGGGATGCCGGCCCGTTCCTGCCGCTCGGCCACGCCCGGCTCCAGCGCATCGCGGCCGCCGCGAGGCAGGCGCAGGAGCAGGTGCTGCAGGCGCTCGACGGCGTACGACGGGCGCAGGTGGTGGACCGGCCGTGCCCGCTGTGCGGCGGCGTCCTCGGCATGTCGTCCGGGGACGGTGACGCGCCGCTGGTGGTGTGCTTCGGGTGCAGGCAGGAATGGACGCTCCCCGCGGCGGCTTGACGGATCGGAGGTTCCGTCTGATCATGGGCGTCACGTCCGGTGTGCCCGGACTCTGACGACCTGAACGGCCCCCAGCCACCCGCTGGGGGCCGTCGTCGTTCCACGGCACGCCCACCCCGCCGCCGACCACCAGGAGCCCGCAGTGCAGCCCAGCATCGGCCGCATCGTCCACTACACCCTCGCCGACTACGACGCCGACGCGATCAACAAGCGCCGCGACGACTTCAACGCCCACAAGCAGACCCTCGCCGGGCCCGTCCAGCCCGGCCACCGCGGCGCCACCGGCCACATGGCGCACGTCGGCAACCACGCCAGCGCCGGCGACGTGTACCCCGCGATGGTCGTACGCACCTTCGGTGGGCCCGCCGTGAACCTCCAGGTGCACCTGGACGGCACGGACACCTACTGGGCGACCAGCCGCACCGAAGGCGACGGGCCCGGCACATGGGCCTGGCCGCCGCGCACCTGACTGTCACAAGTCCGTCACAACGCCACCACACCCGGACACGGCCGGACAGGCATGCCGCCCATGCGAACCCGAATCCCCGCCGCCGCCATAACCGCAGCCGTGCTCCTCACCCTTGCCGCCTGCTCCTCCAGCAGCAACGACGACAAGGCCGCGCCAGCCAACGACACCGCGCCCGCCGCCAGCAAGCAGGACACCGACAAGGCCGCCCTCACCAAGTCCGTGCAGGACTACACCGCCGAACTCTTCAACGGCGACCCCGCCGGCTACGACCTACTGTCCGCCCGCTGCAAGTCCCAGATGACCAAGGACGCCTGGACCGACCTCGCCAAGCAGGGCCACCACCAGTACGGCTCCCAGAAGGCCACCGGCATCACCATCGACCAGCTCTCCGGGAACCTCGCCCGCGTCTCCTACGGTGCCGGGAACATCCCCGCCATGGAACGCCACGCCCAGCCCTGGGCCCGCGAGGACGGCACCTGGCGCTGGGACGCCTGCCAGACCACCAGCTGACACCACCAACCGGGGGGTGACCATGAACGGCGCACCCTTCACCGACGCGGAGAGAGCCGAGGTCCGCCGCCTGCACAGCGAGGGCCTCGGCCGCAACGAGATCGCCCGCCGCATGGGCCGCGGCACCCGCACGATCTCCGTCGCCGCCGCAGGCATGGGTCTGGTCTTCGACAACGCGGAGATGACCGAAGCGGCCACGCAGAACCGTAGGGCGCAGCTGGCTGCCCGGCGCATGGACCTCGCCGAGGCCCTCCAGGGCGACGCGGAGCGGCTCACCGAGCAGATGTGGGAGCCCTCGAAGGTCTACGCGTTCGGCGGCAAGGACAACGAGTACAACGACCAGGACGTGCCTGAGCCGCCCGCCGACGCGAAGAAGTCCCTGATGAGCGCGGCGGGCATGGCCATCGACCGGTCCCTCAAGCTCGTCCCGTCCACCACCGACGACGGCACCGAGTCCGCGAAGTCCCTTGTCGGGCAGCTCATGGTCGGCCTCAAGGCCATCTACGACACCGAGGTACCACCCGACGCGCCGCCCCCGGCAGACGAGGGGGCGGGTGATGCTCCGTGACCTCGCCCTCCCGCTGTCCCGCAAGCAGATCCGCAGCATCGTCGAGGCGCAGGACGCGCCACTGGCGCTGTGGTCCGGCGCGGTCTCCAGCGGCAAGACCATCGCGAGCCTCGTCGCCTTCCTGATCGGGATCGTCACCGCCCCAGAGCAGGGGCTGATCCTGATCGTCGGCCGCACCTTGCAGACCATTGAGCGGAACATCATCGACCCGCTCCAGACAGCCACCCTATTCGGGCCGCTCGCCACGCACGTCGCCCACACTCCCGGCTCGACTACCGCGGTGATCCTCGGACGTACCGTCCACCTCGTCGGCGCGTCGGACGCCCGCTCCGAAGGCCGGATCCGCGGGGCCACTGTGGCACTGGCGTACGTCGACGAGGCGACGCTGCTCCCCGAATCGTTCTGGATCATGTTGCTGTCGCGGCTCCGCGTCGGCGACAAGTCCAGGCTCCTCGCGACAACCAACCCGGACGGTCCGTTCCACTGGCTGCGCCGCGACTTCATGGCCCGGGCCGGCGAGGTCGGCCTAACGCACTGGCACTTCACCCTCGACGACAACCCGTCGCTTGCTCCCGCGGTGATTGGCCGACTGAAGGCGCAGTACACCGGGCTGTGGTACCGCAGGTTCATCCTCGGCGAGTGGTGTCTCGCCGAGGGAGTGGTGTGGGACTCGTGGGACGCAGATCGGCACGTCGTGGACGTTCTCCCGGAGATGTCCCGGTGGGCGTGCGTAGGCGTCGACTACGGCACGAAGAACCCGTTTGCTGCGCTGCTGCTGGGCTACGGGGCGGACAACCGGCTATACGTGGCCAGCGAGTACCGGCACGACTCCCGGGCAGCGCGCCGACAGCTCACGGACGCCCAGTACAGCACTGAGATGCGCCGGTGGCTGGCCACGTACCGGCACCGCGGTGGCGAGGGCGTCCAGCCGGAGTGGACGTACATCGACCCGTCCGCCGCCTCGTTCATCACCCAGCTCTGGGCGGACGGCTACCCGGGGGTGGCCAGGGCGCAGAACAACGTCCTGGACGGCATCCGGTCGGTGGGCACCGCGTTGGGGTCGGGGCTGCTGTCGGTGCACCGGTCGTGCACTGGCCTGATCGACGAGATCCCGGGCT